TTTAATTAATTTTGTTACATGTGATACTACGGTTGGGGACGGAAGGGCACCTCCTTCCAGCTAAGCTGCCTTACGTTTTTGGTACTAAATGTACCTGAAATTTGTAGAAACAGGATACAATGGATCATATACAATAGTGATCTTTTTGTACTCTGCTTCAATTGCTTCCTGCTTTGCGGGGGTTATGTCAAATGCTCGCCAAAACGAGACTCTGGTAATGGTTGGTATAGTTCCATAACACCTTTTCATACCTTTTGACAATAACTTAAGGCCAGTTTCTTGAGTTGGATCATTGCACAATGGCTTGGACCCAGCAGAACTTCTGATAAAACTCTGATAAAAGTCCTGTAAGATGGGTATCTGACCTGTTAGGGACAGTCCTCCTTTACCTACAGCACAAGCCCATTTCTTGAACACACTAAGTGAATCAAGAGGTTTAATGGACATTGCGTCTTTTGCCAAACTAACGTTAATTTGTCTGACTAAGATGGCTCCTTCAGGAGTTAAAACTGGCTGCGCTTGACAGAAAACAATCTTCTCAAAGACGTCAACGTGTTCTTCAACTTTCATATTGAAGCCCAACTTCACAAAATCTGAGGAAAGCGTAGTTAACCGTTTTAGGGTGCTTCTTTCCATGAACAACACACAATCATCTCCATCATTGATGAGACGATAGTCCTCGGTGGCTAAATTAATCTTAAGCATATATGAATAAACATTCATACACATAATAAGACAATTACCAAGGGCTGTGTTCATATCTCCAGAAGCACGTGTACCTTTAACCTTAAACTTAACTACTGCATCCTTAATTCTTGCAATTCCTTTGTTTGTCAATTGCCAATTGAGCAACCGTCTGAGTGTTCTATCTCCTGGAAAGTACTTCGCATAGAAGGCATGTTCCATTTTGAGCATAGTTTCACTCACGTGTTGGTCAAAACGAGAAGCATCTAAGCCGACTGCAACTGGGTCTGTAAAGCTCTTCCAATGTTCAAGCATAAGGTTTCCCCTATCTTGTGCATTGAGACCTTTAGCTATAGTTCTTGCACCAAATATGTCGGCTACGACATTATAAATTTCATGCTCGATGCGTTTTATGTACACACCAAGCGAAACGTGATAGCGAGGATTGCGTGGGCCAATACCTCGAGGGACTGGGTCTGATTTAGCAGTAAAGTTGGTTTTTTCCACTTTCAGAAATGTTTTAAGTATCGAATCATTCTTCACCAATGGATTACCATGCAAGGATTCAAAAGCATTCATATAGACTGCACGTCTACGTCCATCATAAGCCCCAAGGAATTGCTCCTTGGTTAATGGGGAGGTAGGTACTACTCTATTATTGAATTCTTTAATGAACTTCGCACAATACTGTTGAGCATATTTCTCTTCTGGTTTGGGGGGGGTGACAAACCCTCCTTTGCCATCAGAAACATAAAAAATACGTTCTTTAATCGTTCTTACTATCGCTGTTAAGTTGGTCTCATACAGATTGAAGTTGACATTTGGAGCCAATCCTACAAAATGATAAGACTTTCTTGTTTTTGCTCTCTTCTTTAGTACGTCTACAAATGTACGCACACTAAGGTTCTCATGATCTGGTGCTAGAGATGCTTTACACCAGAGAGAACCCTTCATTTGCAG